ATAAGCACCAGCAGCAGCACTGTCGTATTTACCGCTGCTAATAACTTTATCTGGATGTTTCCATCCTTTGGATGTGTCAAATTTGCCACCACCAAACATGGTTTGGTAGCCGGTTTCTCCTGGTGTACCCTCTGCGTAACGGATGGTATTGAGCAGAGCACGTACCTGAGGACGTTGAAGCAGTTCTTCGTAGCGTTGGCGCAGATCCGACATGGGCTTACCGGAGGTTGTACTCGTAGTAGAAGCGGGTACCGATAGCCGTGTCGGCAGGTCCTGGTAAAGCTTGAATAAATTCGGCGCCTTCACGCTCGAAGCGATAACGGGCTTGCATAGGATTCCTATAGTTAGCCACGTATAAATGAAGAGCTAATCTGTCAGTTTCATAAAGATAAATCTCTGTCCAGGTTTTAAGTGTTTCTTTGAAATCAGTCGTTGTGATAGTACGGTCAACATCACCAGCGATGTTTTCTAACCGGTTACGTGGAACTGAATTATTATTCACACTACCTGTCATATCGGTGCGCTTCTCCGCCTCATCGCACCGAGTGACTTGTTCGACCAATTTCGCGTACCAGAAAGAATCTGGTACATTGTTCAAAGCTTCCTCAAGCCTAGCAAGATCACCAGCAGGAATAGATGTGGTGTTATATCCTAGGTGCCAACGGATCTTTGACTTGAGGAAGTTATCAAGTTGCATTATTCAACTCGAATAAGATTTTCTTTGATAATTTCATCCCAATCAACACGCTTAATAGCTTTAAGTTGATCTAAACGGACGAACTTTTCGCCGGGCATTGAGGTTTGTAAATCCTTAATATCCCGTGCTGTTTTCAATCCTACTCCAGGTAAATGGTCTGCAATCTGTCTAGCACTCGCAGTATTGAGATTAATGCGAGTATCTAGTGGGAAAGTTTCCTTTTTAGTAGGAATGGGAGGGTTGACGCCTTCTTCTTTGAGCTGCTCAGTGAGGCGTTCTTCCGTCCGATCCTTTTCATTGGTAGCACCAATGTGCGGAATCAAATCATCGCGTTCGATGTACAGAACTTCATCCTGTGCATCAATACACATCATGATTCCATCACCGTGGTGAGAAATCATTTCAACGAGTTGACCAGTTGGTTTGTATTGGTAGAGCATTCAAGAAGAGATGACAACTACCAATACAATACCAACCTCAACTCAGCTAATCAATATAGATCAGCTATCAGTGCCACCCACCTGAGAAGCAAAATCAATGAACTCATTGATATCTTCCCAAGCCACAGCAGCAGCAGGACGCAGATAGTTAACGCGGCAAAGGATGTAACCAGCCTTGCCAGCATCTTTATCGGTCGAGCTGATGAACACACCGTCACCGTCCACAGTGGTGGAGGTCACAGCGTTCACGTTGAACACCTTGAAGGTGGTATCTGCAGTAACGCGATAGAACATCGAGTTGGCAAAGTCAGCCGCCACGATGCCTGCTGTCGTCACAGCAGAAGTGAAGGGCAGGTCAGCAATCGTGGTGTCGCTCAGACCCTGAGCAAACAGGGAGCTGGTTGCAGACACAATGGAGCTAGCAGCAGCCAGACCATTAGCTTGAGTCGAAGGAACACCGAATGGAGAACCACCGTTGTTAGGACCAAGCAGCAGACCTTCGGTGGAGGTGCCACCGATTGCACAAGTCACAGGGGAGGCAGGAAAACCAGCCAGACCACCAGCAGGGAGGTCCTGAGCAATGGCGATAGAAGCGCCATAGATGTAAGCAGGACGATCAGAGCTGGCTTGCACCACAAGGGAGGTGCGATTGTCACGCACCCGGTCGTCAGGACGACGATCAGGAGAGGGGACAATAATGTCAAAGCTCTTGAAGTTAGCTTTATCGGCAGCAAGGTTATCAACCTTGGCATAACCAATCAGCTCAAAAGCTTCGACGCCAGGCCAACCATAAACACCTTCGGTGTTATAGGAGGAGAGGCGGTTAATTTGATTACCGGGTTGCAGAATTGCACCGGCTTCTTCTTTGTAAGCAGCCATTGTTAATTACCTCCTTCCTCAAACGATGGTGAAAGCAGTGGTAACAAAGTCCTTGTTCAGGTTGGCAAAGCCAGCGTACAGCTGCCAAATCAGGATGATAAAGCGGCTGAAGTCATCGTTGTTGTTGATGAGCACCTGAGCATTAGGACCACCGATACCGACGCCCACGGCCTGAGGACCGAAGAACAGTGCAGGAGGAGTGTCGTGAGAAACAGCACCAGCGCCATCACCGATGTCAACGGTGATGGTTTTGGAGGGGAAGTTGGTGGACTCGAAGAAACGCACACCTTCAAACACGAAGCCAGAAGGCATGGTGGGCTCACCACCAACAAATTGAGCTTGGCCGTACTGACCGCCACCATAGATAGCAGCGTTGGGGTTCATACCGCTCATCAGCGGGTTACCACCAGCAAAGCCAGGATAACGAGCCACTTCACGGAAGCCCTGATCAGCACGCAGATCCTTCATGAAAGAGGGATCAGCAATACAACGGTAGTAACCGTCAGCAAACACGGGGACGTTACGCTTGCGGAGGCTCTTCACCACTTCAAGCAGGTCGGTCTTCACGTTGAACTTATAACGCTCAGAGGCATACTCAGTAGCGGTGTAAGCAGTCAGCGTGGTAGCGCCAGTCTTTGCTTTGTTGTTGGGGTAGTAGTAACCACCCTGGGTGTCGGAGGACTGACCACGGGACTCGGACTTGAACAGTTCGTCCAGGAACACACGGTCGCGCCAGCGGCGATAGTCATCCAGCAGGGTCAGCGAACCGATGGACTGGTGGAACATGTTGAGGTTCCCGGTGTCCAGCAGCAGACGCTGAGCGGTCATCAGAGTCTCACGAGCAATCTTGAAGGTGCTCGGGAGGTTAGCGTTGTTCGGATCTGCAGGACCGGTGTACTCACGGAGAGACACCAGCACCTTGTCCTTAACGATGGACCGGCTGTTAGCAGTACCGATGGTTTGATCCTGGGTACGCTCACGGTTGGTCTTGGTACCAGGGTTACCCCAGAAGCGGTACCGGTCTAACTGAACCGTTTGGCCGGGCTGTTTGGTGAAGTCGTGGACGACAACAGGCTCGCAAGCCATTTCCACGATGTAAGCTGGATGGGGGCGGTACAGCTCCGCACCCAACAGCTTGGGAAAGTCGTTATCAATAAACATGTTGGTTATTCAGCGTAGTTTTAGCTGACACCGGAGATCCAGAAAGATCCCTGACTTGTGGCAAAGAACCACGGTAAATCTGGGAACTTCCGCCCCATTAATAAAATTATAGCAATACTTACTTATTGGCTTTATTAATTTTGGCCCATTTCCTGGACAAAAGAACGTAAAAACCTACCTGCAGCAAGGCCACCAAGGGCTGTAGCTGCCGGAGCTATTACATAACCTGCAGCTTGTAAAGTACCAGGGACAGCAGATACTGGATAACCAGATTGATTAAGAAGATTAGTTCCCCGCCTACTTGCTTCAATCTCAGTAACAATACGTCCGCTGTGGTTGAGATAGTTCATCCCTAAAGCAAGAGAGGCAGCACGACGAACTGATGGAACAGCAGCTGCTGCACCAATAGTGGCGAGTCCCATTACATTAGGATTAATGCCAGCATAAGTGTGTCTTTGAATCCACTGAGGTAGTCCACCTGCATCTTCAATAGATTGGTGACCTAACTCATGACCAAGAGTAAACTTACTTGCAGCATACTGATTCAAGGAAATTGTTTTTTCTCCTTTCCTTACACTCCTTCCGTAGGGATCAGTATTGCCAACAATCTCAGGGGTAACTCCTGTTTGTTTTGTATATTCTCCAACAATCTGATTAAGTGCTGGCTGCTCAAATGCAGTACCAGTTTCTTGCATTCCACGTTGTCGATATTGTTTAACAGATTGACGTTGCAAAGCGCGTGCGCCAGCCATGCCAGCTAGTGCAATTCCACTTTGCAATGCAGATTGTTCAGATTGGTTCACTCAGGATCAAAATAAGGTTGAACAGATTGATACCCACCTGTTTTATTTCCGTAGTTATAAGTTGTTGGAGGGAGTGGACCAATGCGGCCATAAGGGTTATGGTCTGCAGGTTGTAGTGTGCTTTGCCCACCAAAAACTTCTGGATTCATTTGAGCAATAAACATTTCTAAATGTTCTTTTGCTTCTGGTTTTGTTTTCTTAGCCATTAGGATTCCTTGTTAGAGTTAGAAGTGTAAATAGGTTCAGGACCCATTGCAGCACGCAATAAATGTTGCCGTTGTTGTGCACTTTTTACATCATAAGAAAGACGTAATTGTTGTGTACCTAAAGGAGAGCCAAGTTGATTTAACGCAATGTAACTTGTTTGTAAATCAGCGGGCATTGGACTATCTCCCATTTGTCCTGGTTGAGCCATTGTACGGCTGCGTGGATCACTTGCTTGAAAAGCAATTAGAGAATTAATTCCTGCATTAGCACCCATGCCTCCAACAAAAGCACCGGTCATAGCAGCACCTGCAGCAGCAAGGCCTAAATCACGTTTTTTAATTGAACCTTGAGTTCCAACAGAAGAACCAAATTGCTGAGCTTGACCGCCAATGTTTTGTAAAAATTGTCCAACTTTTTTACCAACTCCGCTACCGGCAGATTCTGCAGCTTGCATACCTGCTTTTGCAACTTGAGCACCTTTCTGTTCAATGCCGCGTGCAATGCCGCCACCTAAGTAGCTAGCTGCAGTGCGTGCAGAATCTGGAAGCATTGCCATATCTTTACAATAAAAAAGGGGCAGTAATCACTACCCCTTATTCTAAACTCAATTGTTTTTAAAGATCACTCCATGACAAGGAGTTTCTGGCGGAAGACACCAGGATTGCGTTGAGCTTGCGAAAGATAGCGCCAGGC